AGAAACTTTGATCTAGTATCTTTAAATGCATTAAGTTGAGTTGAGCCAATTCCACTAGATGTATTTTTACCAACATTAATACCATCATCCAAAGCCATTTTTACATAGTGCAAAAAAGTTGTGTTTATATTTGTAACGGGATTCCCATCTGATGTAACAAGTTTTCCATTTACTACTTTTACATCAGGTAATTTAATTGATTGTTCTTTGGCTAATTCTTGCGCTCTGACAAAAGCATTTTTAATACTTGGTCTATCCATTAAAGCAACTAAATCAGGTGTTACAGGCACATCTTTTTTTAACGCTCTATCATAAAGAGCGCCGCCAAGTTGAGATCGTGCTTGTTTAAGAGCATTGAACTCATCAAAGAATGCGGCTTTTGAGCCAAAAGCAACTTGCAAGTCTGTTGTCAATCGTGCCAACATACCTTTATCACGATTGGTTATAAATTCATTCGCCTCTTTTTTACCGACACTAGGTATGGTATTAGCCGCATCTAAATATGCTCTGGTATTTGCCCCTACATCAGCTAAAGCATAAGGCTTGCCCTTACGCTCTAAGACATATTTAATAGCTTCATCAACTCCACCAACATCAGACACTAATGCTTGTTTGATTAGCGACCTAGCTTCATCAGTGCCTAGTTTTTGTGGGTTATCAAATATAGACTTTACGACACCACGATAAACAGTGCCTCCAGCCATCCCAAGACCTTTAGCAATAGGTAAAACAGCCAATGCTGTTGCGCCTCCTACTGCTCCTGTTTTCATGGACTCAGGACTAAACAACTCAGCTTCAGACTCGCCCATTCCAGCAGTAACACCAGCGGCGGTAGTTAATCCAACTTGCGCTGGTAATGAAGTTATTGGTTTTTTGGTAAGAAATGCTGGAGTAGCTGCGCCAGCAATATTAGCCGCAACTGATTTAACAGGGTTTTCTTTGCTGTACTCCTCTAAACCAATTCTCTCTAACGCAACTCCAACATCTGATGGTGATGGTGCTGGTTGATCTGGTGCAGCCATGCCAACCTGTTTAGCGACATTAGCTGGTGCAGGGCTTAAAAAGGATTTGATTGAGCCAATTGCATTCTCAGAAAAATTTAATGATAACCCTTGTAGGAATTGACCAAAGCCTTGAGTAGACCAACTTTTTGTATCAAGTTGGTCTAGCATTTTTTGCCCATCAGGAGTTAAGTTACCCTCATCTTTGGCAATCATTAACTCATCACGCAAGTCTAAAATCTGGTCTTTAAGAGATGACATTTCTTTATTCCTTTATTGTTTATTTAGGTTTAGTCAAACCGCCACGATCTGTAGCTTCCCTAGCATTAGGTGTTCTTGAACCTCTTTGTGTTGTTGAGCCAAGTGCGTTAAATTGCTCTCTCAATCTGCTTGCTGATGGTGCATATAAAGGGCTGCTTTGTGTGTATGTATAAAAGTCAGAGTTAAATTTCACATACGCTTCAGTTGGATTTGTTGTTGTCAATCTACTGTTTTGAGACAACCAAGTGTTTGAAAATCTTGCTAAATCTTGGTCACGCTCACCTTTTAACTTTAAAGCAGACAACATCAACTTGTTACCAGCAACTGTTTTTGACAGGCTAGGTGAACCAGTGTTGATGAATTTCAAATCAGTGTCAGTTGGGTTAACGCCAAGCTGCTTAACTTGAGGTAAGACTAAGTTAGTTGAAATAGACTGCAATGCTTCTTGTCCCGCCAATCCTTTGATATTAAAGTCAGGATTAAAGACTTGACCAACCTTGCCAACTTGCAGCATTGTTTCTTGACCAAATCCAGTTTTTACACCTTCATCTAGCAAGATTTGCATATTATCAACAGCATTCAAAATTGGTCTTGCTAATGTTCCCGTCTTAATGTTTGATGTAATAGCATCTGTTAAGTTTTCTCCAAAACCTTTTTGCATTTGGTTTTGAACAGATATGTTTGTTACTGGTCTTTCGGTTAGTCTTGTTTCTTTTGCTTTTTCTGCAACCGCATTAAGTCCAGCTCGACCATATTTATTGAAAATCTTTACAGGGTCATTTGTTTGATATAAATCAAGAGCCGCATTTGATTCAGCGCCTGTAAATGGAATTGGTTTTGCCGCACCAGTTAAAACTGGCGTAAATGGCTGACCAGCCAATCTTGGCTTTTGATAGATTGTTTCGCCTTCTTTGACAGTCATGGTTTCAGGTTCTAGCGTTTTCAGTACCGCACGACCTTGTGGGAAAGACTGCAATCTTGATAAAACTTCTGGATTTAAAGTGCCATCTGCCTTCTGTAATTGACCAAGCAATTCATTGGCTAAGTTTGTAAGGCCACGTTCTTGCATACCTAAACCACGTTCAGTAAGAACATCAGTTATTTGCAAATCTTTTAACTGATCTTGTTGAGCTTGACGCTTTAACTGTTGAGCCTGCTCTCTCACCTTCATCATCTCATTACGCAACAGGAAAGCAGCTTCTTGATCTCCACCCCGTAATGCCGCTTGAATGGCTTGAGGATAGGTGTCAGGGTTGCTAGGGTCAATCATCCCAATGATTTGCTGACGTTGTGTAATCTTTTGAAGCATAGGGTCTTTACCACCCAAAGCACCGCCAATAGCACCGCCTAACTGTTGACCAGCACGAAAAGTTCCATAGTTGGCTCTTGCCATTGGGCTAAGATTTGCGTATTGGATAGCTTGCGCTTCTTCCGCTTGCTGTTGAGCAAGTTGGTACTGCTCTGGAGTAGTAAATAAACCGAGAATTTCTGAAGCTGCCATGATTATTCCTTAGTAAATTCCACCAGCATATGATGTCTGATTAAACGCATCTCTAGAAAGTGCGTCCATTTCATATTGGCTTAAACCACTTCCTCCAGCACCACCAATTCCACCACCAAAGTAATTTCCCACACCTTGAGTAAATTGTCTATTCCTAGAAAGTCCCTGCAAAAAACCAGCTTCAGGACTAAACCCTTGACCAGCTTGTCTAGCCGCTGCCGCATTTGAACCACCAGTAAATAAGAATTGACCAGCATTAGCACCCGCAGTAGAAGCTCTGCCCCCTAACTCTGCGCCTAATCTCAATGATTCTTGTCCAAGACCCTCAATTCCTTGACCAGCACCCAAGTAGGTTGTAAATGGACTCAATGCATTAATCTGACCGCCATAATATTGGTCTAACAGTTGATTGCCTGTACTAAATAGTCCTGTACCAAAAGCCGTTCTTTGTTGTCCAGCTTGTTCAGCTTGTTGTGCAATTTGTAAATCTTGTTGTGCTATTGCGTTGTAATATGCTTCCATTTCAGGATTGGTTGCCGACAATCCAAGACCACCATTAGGTCTTTCTCCAGTTGCCCCAACAGACAATCCTAAACGACCTTTTTGAAACTGGTCATTTCTTAATCCAGCTAAAGAACGCTCTCTACTTGGAGCAAGCAAGTTGTATTGACCCTCCATGTATTTCTGCGCTGTTTGTTCAGGAGTTTGTAGTAAATATTGACTTCCCAAATTAAACAAAGATTGAGCCGCACCAATATTAGGTCTAAGTCGTGCCTCTCCAGCTTCAGCTTGACCAAGCCCACGTTCTGTCAAACCCATAATACGATCTTGATAAGCTTTTAACTCAGGGCTAAGGTTATAACCAGCACCAGTTAAGTAGCCTTCAGGAGACATTTGAAAGTTAGAACCAGCAAAGCGTGTAGTAATTCCTACAGGGCGAAACCTAGCTTCAGCAGCCGCAATTCGTGCAGCCTCAAGTTGAGCGTTGGCAGATGTATTTGCCGCTGACTCTGTAGCAGAAGCCTGTTCTTGCGATGCTAAATAGCTTAATCCCCCACCAATAACTGCTGCAGCAATAGGCATATTAATCCCCTTTAATCAAAATATCATCCACTTTAGACGGGTCTTTCTCGTCTGTGGCATGAATGCAAAACCAAACACAATCAGTAATCGCCTTAACGCCGTGAACCATTCCTGCCTTAATCTCAATGCAAGCAGGGCCAGTAACAATATCAATTTCAACACCACGCAACACAGCAACCTTACCTTCAGCCAAAATAGACAAGTGACTAAAGTTATGGGTATGCTTTAGGATGGCTACACCAGCACGAAACCTAGCTTCCTTTGCATACAACCCATCACTAAAGTGGTGTGTAATCATGCAGCCTCTAACGCCTCAATACGAGCAATTGCTTCTTGTAAAGCAGCAGTTAACAAAGGAATCACATAGGACAAATCGACCTGTTGCGATTTGATAGAGCCATCACCATTTACAGCATCTTTTTCACCAACAACTGCTTGCGGTACAACCACAGCCAACTCATGCGCCAAGAAGCCTTGGCTGTGAATCTCAGGAGCCTTAACCCAGTTGTATGAGCAAGGTTTAAGTGCCTTTACTTTTGCTGTTGAATCGGTCAAGGGCATTACGTTTGTTTTTAAACGATAGTCAGAACTTGTGCCGTAAGTAATTGTTGTTCCGTTTGTTGCAATAGAAGCATATCCCGTATTGTTTAAACCAAAAACAATTAAGTTTCTAGAACCACTGCCAGATGTTGTGTCGTTGCAAAATAAAGAAGACGAATCAGCGTAATTCAATCTATCAGCAACAATTGCTGGATGTCCTGTTCCTTGATTAACAGGAACACTGTAAAGCCTCCAATTAGCTGATGGGCTAGATGCGCCCAAGCGCAATAGGCTACTAGAATTAAGAGCAAAAGTACCTGTGCCAAACGTACCAGCCAAGACGATAGATGCTGCAACACCTGATGCAGACCCAGTACCGCCGTTAGCTACTGCTACTGTGCTTGAAGTATCAAACTTTGTTGCAACAGCAGTCGCAATATTGTTGAACTCGGTATCAATTTCAGTTCCCTTAACAACTTTATTAGCGTCACCTGTTGTAAGTGCGTCTTTAGCTGCAAAGTTTACTGTTTTCGTGTAGTTTGACATGGTTGCTCCTTATGCAAGTTTGCCTGATTTGGTTTGAATCTCAATCTTTTGAAAAGAAATTGGTAACCCGTTTACGTTAATTTCAAATCCTGTTTGAACGACTTTTCCTGAACCGCTGCCGTATGCGGTTAGTTCTTGCAAAGTAATGCCTGTTGCAAACTCTGCAATGTTGTATTCGCCAATGCCGTACTCAGACACTGCTTGCGTTGGTATGGAAATTGTCTGTGATTGATAACTTGATGAGAAATCATACCCCCAAAACACAGATATTGCTTGGTTACTGCCACCTACAACAAGAACCTTAATTTTCTTGATGATTGAGGTTTGCCCATCATTTCCCAAGTCAGCATTGTTTGTGTAGTATTCCATGCGATAAGGCAAGCCATTATCTTGGTAACCAGTGTATTTACTTACAAAACCAGTTTGACCAATAAGCAAATCTCCATTGCGGCGAGAGCAAAAACTTTTTGGAGCAATGTTGTCCCACATCGTCACACGATAAGACCCATCTTCTAAAGTTACTTTAGTGTCAAAGCAAAATACTTTTTGAGAGGAAGGACAAGTCAACAAGTAAAAACCATTCTGCTCAGAATAGACTGACCTTAACTGCGTATCTGACTCACTTGCAATTACTGTTAAAAAATCGTTTCTAATATTCTTTGACAAGTCACCTAGCGGTGCAGATTTTTCTTGCACTGTACGCAAAACAGAACGCAAGCCACTGCCGCTTAAAAAAACAACATCTTTGCCTGTGTTTTGAATCGTATCTCTTGCTATGCACCCAACACTTGAGATTGTGTCGGAAAGCGCCATAGTTGATGGGGTTGTGGCATTTGCATAAATCAAGATTTGCCGTCTACCAAAGATAAACAAAAACCCGTTATGCGCTGCCAATCCCATTATTTCATCTGCGCCATTAGACCAGACACGGGAAACATCTAACGTGCCTGAAGTACCAGTAGACCAAACAAAACCCGACAACAAATCGCTAAAAGATACTGTTGTGTTGTTGGTTGTTGTGTTAGCCGCCCAAATACGACCATATGCAGATATCGCCACATTTGCACTAGGAACAGTACCAAGGTAACCTGATTTTTCAGTCACTCTGCGATAAGTAGTAGTAGAAACAGCAGGGTCGTAAATGATTGGGTCATTGTTTATTTGGAAAAAATACACGATGCCATTTAGACTTGCAGCTTGCCAGTTGCCAGCGTTAAACACTGGAGCAGTTGCTGGGCCACCATACGTCAATTCAAGAATAGTGCCTAGCCCTGCAATGCCTTGCGTGTATTCGGCAAGAGGTACGCCGTTAGAACCGTATTCAGCAATGTTGTATTCAGACACAGCACCTGCCGTTGCCAAACCCAACTTAAACAGTTTGCCATTACCAAATAACAATACAGTCAGTGTTCCGTCTGTTTGAATTAACTCGTGAATAACTGTTACTTCATTTGCGCCTAACGTGCCACTAGATGTGTTAATGTTTTCGTATCCTTGCCTTGCACCTACCCGCCCAAACTTATCAATCACGCAATTAAGAGCAACGCCAGCAAACCCATTCGATATTTCTAAAGATGGGTCTTGTGTGTTCAACCCCAAAAAGCCTGGAGCCGATACGCTAGAAACTTGGAGGGCTTTGCTCATATTGCAACAAACTCCTGATTCTCAGGATAACGAGTGCCTTCTAAAGCAATGGCATCAGACAACATAGATTTATACAGTTGATACGCTTCAGAAGAAGACAAACCACCATCTTCACCACGCTCTACCAAAGCACGAGCATAGGCATTCTGAGCCACTAAAGTGTCAGCAACAGATACAACAGTATCATCTGATGACAAGGTAGCCTGTGGCACTGTTAAAGCAAATTTAATCGTGTAAACACCATCAGGTATTGGGTATAGATTTACCTTGGTGTCGTAGCTTGCATCAACTCCATCAAAAGCAAATTCTGTAGGTATTTGATTGGCAATTGGCGTAAAGTTTAGCTTGCGGTTCATGTCTACAAAACTAATGTTAGTAAGACCAACATTACTTGTGGTATTGATTACATCCATTACTTGAAACTTCTGACCAGCACCTGTCAAAGAATAAGATGCCGTAGATGCTACTGTGGTAACAGTAATAGTTTGACCCAAAGCATTCCAAGAAAAAGCATCTTCAATCTGACGCTTCGCATCATTGACAAACTTGCCAATTAATGTGGAATACGAATTGAGAACGACAGTTGTAACTGTTGGCTCACGCAACCTTACGAGTACATCGTTTACAAGTTCAAGGTAGGTCATAGTCTGGTCAACCCTTCAAGTTCAATTGTTGCAATTATTGTGAATGTAGACCCTGACTGACTTGTGGCTTTTAAAATATCACCTTCTTCAAGCACTAAGTACGAGTTACCAAAATCAAAATTTGTGGTTAGTGATGTAACTTGTTGTTGATAGCTGATGGAATAGGTGGTTGACTCAGATGTGTCTGTCCAATCTAGCGAAATGTATTTATCGGTAGCTGTTTTGTTCACAGCACGAATTAAAACGACTTTTGCATAATAACCAATCGGGCAAGTGAATACCGATGTCAGCGTGTTAGCTGTAAGATTGGCTGCAACTGACACTGCTCTCATTTTGCTTTTGCCTTATTCCTGTCGGATATAGCTTTAGCTTTTGCCTTTGCGTCAGACTTGGAATTAGCACCCCATTTCTGTAGCGAAAGAAGCAGTCTTGTTGGTTCACCTTTCTTGTCGTACTCTGCACCGCTGTTACCAGCCATACGAGCCAAGAAACTTGCTCTGCGAGGGTTATCCCCCGACTTTACTGGCGGCTTCAAATTACCACCAGTTTCTGCATTATAAGACGCTCTGCCCTTGGCATTCAAGCCGCCTTTTGGATTTTGACCAGCTTTTGTTTGCCAAGTGGGTGTTTTCATCTTTTACCTCATCTAAACTTTGACGTTTTCTTTGCAATGCTCTTTG